GGCATGGCTGGGTCTCCCAAAAAAATTGGTAAACGCTGTCCGTGTTTTTTTGTTACTGGCATTGGGTTTGCTGCCTGTTCGCGCTGTAGGTGTACGCCGTATGCCTGACCCCTTCGACTATTACAGGGCTTACAACTAGGCACCAAATTGGATAAATCGTGGGAACCCCCGCGCCCAGGCTCTATCAAATGGTCGGCGGCTGTTGCTTCGCGTTGACTACACCAATGACATAGCGGGTGGTCTGCTAGTAAACGTTTGCGGTTTGCTAGGTAGGTTGCGTTGCCGTTATGTGCTGCCACGTTATGACCTTACCGAACTGGCGCGCGCTGTCGCGCTTGCCCACGGGTTGCGGTGTTGTAGTTCCATGTCGGGCTAATCCTTTGTGTCGGTTTGTTATCGGTATGTTTGTTGCTGTTATTAAAGCCTAATGCGCTTATGCCCGCCCACGGTTAGCCCTAGCCGTTCCCTATTTCTGTTATCGCCTGATTATGTTTACAGGCCGCCCCAACGCTTAACGTTATTGCTTTCGTGTAACAGCTTTAACGCGCGCTGGTCTAACCACGTTCCCGTGGATTAACCCCGCGCCATGCGAACGGCGTACGGTCTAGTGCTACTTGCCTGTTGTTCAGTCTGTTATTTATCGGTGCGCGACAATACCACGGCGCACAGCAACATAAAGGCAACTGCTAACCATGCTTTAAACGTCATGGTTTTACATCTCTTGCGCGTACTAAAGCCTCAATTGCTAGCGTTAGTTCGTCTTGCGCTTGGTGCAGCTCTTTAGTGGTCTCATCTAGTAAACGTTTTATAGCGTCTAATTCGTGATGTAAACCCATGTTTAATTTGCGTAAGTCTTGTAGCTGTTCATGGCTTCCGTAGTTGCTGTTATATCGGGTCATTGTTTCCAACTTTCAATTACCTTTGAAGCCTGGGCCATTGTCAAGGTTTCTAGTATTACGTCGTCGGCGTCTAGTAATAATTGCATGGCTTCCAATGCGGCTAGGTCGTCTAACCCTTTACCTTTAGCCAATGCTTTAATCATGTATAACTGTTTACTGCTCGCGTGTACGCTGCCGTCTTTAGGTGTACGCATAGGCGTTATCGTGGCTTCGTGGCCGTCTAAACGGGCTTCGACTTCGTTACGGCTTGCTATTGACTTACTGACGCCGCAACCCATGTAACCCAACGCGCGCCCTAAAGCCGACGTCATACCTACCATGTATTCGCTGCGCTTCGTGTAAGGCGTGTTGCCTGGAAACGGTTCGGCTGCCGACGCTACTACTGGTATCGGGTCCGCTATGTCGCGCCAAACGGTAACGGTGCAACGAATAAACGTCGAGCCGTCGGGCATTGTTATTACTTGGTTATCGGTTTCTTGTATGCGTAAATCGGGCCAACGCTTTAACGCTTCCGCTAAACGTGTAGGTACGTCTACGTAGTTGTCTAGGTTAAAGGCCATTGGATACCACTACTTCGCAATCCTGCACGCTAAGAATTTGCATTACTTTAGTTATTTCTTTTGCGCCATAGTAAGCCGTGTTTTTTTGTTCGGCGCAAGCCATTAACACATTTAGCAACCAGTCGCCCGCGTTTAAATCGTCTGGGCTGTAATCGTGCATGGCAATTAGCAACGTAACTTTTTGTAATTGGGTGTCGGGTGTTTCTACTTTTTCGGTCATGTCGGGTGTCTTTCTATTAGTCGGGTTTATTACTTGTATGTGACGCTACCACAAGCCTGTTGTACGGTGGGTTTGTAGTTCGCTAGTTTCGGGTAAGTCCGATAGCGGCCATAGTGCAGCTTGGGGCACAAAATAACCAGGTTTGGGCACGTCGGCCCGCCAGTAGCAAGCGCGCTGGATTTCGCTGCTATCTTTCCAACCTCTAAAACTGACCTCGCTATAGTCGTTTAAAACTATGCCCAAAATGTATATGCCGCTTGGGTTATGTGGCTGTTTAATTAGGCAACCGTCGTAACGTTCCGTTGCTTTAATTTGGTAGCCCAATACGTCATCATTTGTAGGGTCATACGGTTTTATTACGTAGTCATAACCAAACCATTTAGCGAAAGCGTATTCGGCTACTAATCCCGTAAACGACGCTTTCGGGGTGTAACTGTGGGTAAACGTGTCGCGGGCTTGTAGTTGTTTTGTTTGTGTTTCTAGCTCTCGATATAAATAGTTTATTTCTGCGCGGTCTTGGCTGTTTAAACGGATTGTTACTCTTTCGTCTATTTGTGCCATGGTGTCGGGGCCTTTATTGGTTTGCGTTTAGTGCAGGCTTTTAAATCTTTATGCGTATATAACTTTTTGGTGGGGTTTGTTTTGTGCGGTGTTTCTTTTAATGTTTGCCCACATAAGTTGCATTTCATATACCGATTATTACGGCCATGGCTGCGGTGATGACAGCGCCCGCGAATTTGTGTTCGTCGCTTGGTGTACCTGATAGATACTTTTCGCGCAATATTGCTAGTTCGTCTAATAATATGCTGTGGTCAACAGGCTTAGACGCTGGCGGTTTATTTAATAGAACTTCGTCTACAAAACTTTTAAAAGTTTCTGCGTACTTTTCTGTATACATTTGTCGGGTTCTTTCTGTTAGGCCTGGGTCGGGTATCGGGTAATCGGTCATGGGTTAGGCAACGCCCAAGGGCCGTACCCCGAATTATGCCATATGGCTAACGCGGAGTTTGTATTCACTACGGGGTCTAGTAGGTCGGTGCAAGTTGTTACTAAGCCTTTTGCCTGTAACCAACCAATAGGCCAATACTTGTTAGGTCGACACCAATAGCCGTTGATTTGGTAATAACCATAACTACCGCCTTGTGTATCAAATTTGTTAAACGCTTTAGCCTGGCATTTGCTTTCGCGCCACAAAATGCGGGCTACGGTGCCCATTTCAGTTAAAGGCCAACCCGCTTGCCTGGCTAAACGTAACGCATATTGGCAGTCTGTTAACGGTTTAACCGTTGTAGTTGTTACCGCCAATACAGGCGCCAAACTGACCGTAACGGGGGGCGTTACAGGCATGGCGCTAGGCGCGTTGTAAGCGTCGTAGGCGAACGCTAACCCTGACAGGCTTATAGTGACAGCCGTAAAGATTTTGGCTATTAAAAAGTTCATGCAATACCCCTTTTTCGTCGGTCCTAAAACCGTAGTAGACGCCTAAGCGCTAGGTGGTGATACTGGCCGTAGCCCTTGTAGGTACAGGCTTACAGGTTCGGGGGTTTTGTCGCCTGGGTAATAAAACCAATGCCAAGGTTCTTGCGGCATGACCTCTAATGACCAACCGTATAGCGGTCCTTGTTCGCACATAAACTCCCAAGTTTCGCCTGCCATGTTTGCGTAGTCGACGGCTAAACCTAAGTTATGGCGGCTGCTACCTGGTGCAGCTAGTGGCGCGTTGCCTGGGCGTAGGTAATATTTGCGCCCTTGCCATATTCGGGTAGACGCGTTTTCTAAAGGTTGCAGGGTGTAGCGCTGTAAAAATCCTGCGGTTTGTTGCGCTAATGAACGGTACGTATCGCCTGCAGATATTGGTTTAAATTGTTTTATACCTGCAGCAAACGCGGCGGCCCTTATTGCGTTGTAAGCGTTAGCGGCGCGCGGGTGCAGCTTGCCAAACGGCTTTATATCTACAAGCATATTGGCAGGTAATTCGCCTGGGTTTACGTGCCCCAATGTGGCAGGTAAAACAAGTTTTTTTATTGGCGGTATCACTTTTTAGATTTGTTACCGAACACGTTGCTACTTTCGCCGCCTTGTTTAGCGTTAACGCCGTTGCCTATTGAATAGCCGATAATCATAGTTAGCATTGGTACGCCGCTTGCCATGTCGATTTTGTCGGCAATCATTAACGCGGTTAGGCATAGCAACCCGACAAGCAAAATAAGAAATTTAGGCAAATTATTAACGGTCATTGGCTAACCGTTGGCGGGTTTGCCGCTAATTCAGTTGCTTTAAGCATTGTGGCTGCTTCCGTTGGCTGTAATGCAGGGTCATCAAGCCATTGCAAACAGTAGTAACCGTCGCCTGGTTCGTTGTATTTCCAAGTAGTGCCTGGCGCTAGTTCGCGTGTGGCGTTGCCAATTTGCGTATCTATTTGCTGTTTAGTTGGCGTTGGCATCATGCCACCTTGTCTATTTGAATAGTTGTATACACTTCGCTAACGCTTGCAATGCTTGTGGGATTACCAAAGCCAAGATTGGCGCGCGCCGTTGAAACGTAATGCTGTAACTCGAAATTTTTGTTACCTGCAATAGTAAAAAACCCTGACAAAATGCCTCTAGTTTGCACAGCGCTTGAACCGTCGTATTCCGACGTACCTAACGCGGCCGTTGTGCTGTCGGTAGTGTTTTGCAGCCTAATCTTAAACAAGTTGCTTTCGTAACACGGCGCGGAAGCGTTTACAACGTATGAACCCGCAGGCAATGTAATTACGCTAGACGCAATAGAACAGCCTGTAATATTGTTTACAACTGTTGTATTTAATACGCGTTTTGTAAAAGTTGTTGCAACACTGCTACCGCCGTTAGTTCCGCTGGCTTGCGTTTCGTTAAAAATTGCTGTTGAAATACTGGTAGACGGCCCAACAGTTGCCCAGGTTGCCCCGTCGTAATATTGCACAATGTTTGAAGCCGACAAATAGCATAGTTGCCCCTCGGCTAAAACTTTTTCGCTTGCACCACCAAAAGCCGCATCACGCGTAACCGTGGTAGCAAATACTGGTACGCCCGTACCTGCCGAAATATTCATATTTGCAGCGGTCAATACCTCGCCGCTAGCAAATAACGGTACTGATGTCTGTTCGTTTGGCATATTCCCTACTTTACGCTAAAACTGGTTGCGGGTCTTGTATGTCTAACTTACCGTAAATTGGGTCGTTCAAAATGAACTCGTAAACAATTACGGTATTGGCCGTA